ATATTTTATTATTACCTGTTAATGAACCATAATGATTTAACATACTCCAAACACCCAATAAAGCACCACCAATAGTTTTTGAAGCAGATATTTCTGGTGTTGTACTTCTTGCAATAATATCATCTGTGTGAAACTCAGGGTTACCATCATCATCAAATGACTCATAATATCCTTCTGGCTCAAAAATTATATTATCACCTTTGAATTCAGTTATAGCCCTATAATAGTTTTTAGTGGTTTCCTCTCTTAATATTCTTCTTATTGATTCATAAACATTAGTCTTCTTCGGTGTATTATCATTCCCACATTTGTGACAAACATATGGATCTTCACCACCATCAGATAGATACCAAAACCATCCACAATCCTCACAAACAACTGCCGACTCACCCTCTATCGCATAATACCTATCACGTATCTGATCATAGTAATGTTCACTGAAAAAATTATATAAATCATCCCACATTTCGGTAAATAATTCACTGTTATAATATTCCTCATCTGAAAAGAAAGTATCCACCATATATGAAACAACCATTTTATTGAATTTATATTCATCCATAAAATTCCACTTGTCCTTATTCTTTGCAAACTTCTTGGACGCATCTGTTAACGCTTCCTTAAATATTTCATCAATCTTCTTAAAGTCTAACCTTCTCAAAAGATGCTTTGGGATTTCAGATTCTTTTAATAATCTTCTAATCGTTTGTTTAATATTTTCTTGTAAGTCCATAAACTATAAATATACAAAAAATGGAGATGTTTTCACATCCCCATCTAATCACACATTATTATGAAAAAAAACAAATTTCCTAACTCATAACATATAAAGAAGAACCTTTACTATGGATCAATTCAAACTTATGGTCATCAACATTCCAACCGTTTAAGACCCAATTGGGTTGTACCCTCGGATTATACTTAACACGAACATTACTAAGTTCAATATCTGGATCAACAAGAACCTGAACATCCTCACATAAAACCCAAGCACAAACCGACTTGTGTTGCCCATTAAAGATCTTCTCCGCTGTTGATTTTTGATTTTTCAACTGACAACCTTTCATAATCAATTGAACAACTTTCGGATCAAAATACTTAACCTCCGTTGGATAAGTAATTTTCCATTTCATATAGTTCTTACCTTGACTAAGATTAAACCTAACTTTGATCCGTTTCATAATCTTGTTATTTTTCTTTAACAATACAAAGATACTAGAAAAATTCTAACCTACAAATTTTTTTTGAAATTGTTGTATATGAGATAAAAACCTTCTTTAATAAACTAGTTATAACCAATTAAACAGTCTTACCCATTTTATTTCGTTCATACCATACCCACAGACTATCTCTCCAAGGTGTGTCATTCATGCCCCATTTTTGAGCATCAATTCTCATATCTTCTGGTAATTCCCAAAATAATTGTTCCATTTCTTCTTGGTTTAAATTTACTTTACCATTATCCCAAGTTACATCCAATATAACATCGTGGAAATGTGCCCAATCATTTTTGTCAAAGTTGTAATCTTCTATTTTATTCATAATAATTAACTGGTTATAACAAAGTATATGTGAAATACCTCATAAGGTTTCTACTAATTATTTAGGTTTGTCGTCAGGTACTTCACATATACCCAACCGTTAGTGATAATGATTTATTTTAGTCTCTCAAAATATATTGTTTGTGTTGGACCACCTACATATGTTTCTAAACGAAAAACAAAATTATCATCGTCAATTTTTGAAAGTTTCATTTCTTCGTGTCCAGAGCCTAAATTAAACTTTTTAAGTTTTTGTAATAATTTTCTTTCTTCTCCTTGTTTCAAAAATTTTCCTTTAATTTTGATTTTCTCATCTCTATATTCCGCAGAAAATAAATCACTATCACTAACATCAGATATATTCAAGTTTTCATTGAACTCTCCGAAACTTTTTATGTGTTTTTTATCTTTCATATTCGTTTATTAAGTTTAGTGTTTTCATAATCTTGTTATTTTCTTTAACAATACAAAGATACTAGAAAAATTCTAACCTACAAACTTTTTTTTAGATAATTTCCATACTCTCAGAAAATAAGATTTGTTCCACCATCGGACAATTATTACGAATAATAATGTTAAACCATTCCTTGAACTTCCCCTTATCTTTGAAGTCAAAGGTAATTCCATCATAATTAAGTTTGAAAACTCCAACCTTTTCTAAAACATCAACCTTATTCACAACCATATTTGTAACCCCATTTATGTTTGCCGCTTTGATAATCATATCCATATCGGTCCAAGCAATCTGTCTTGGTCTTCCCGTTGTGGAACCAAACTCATTCCCCACTTCCCGGATTTGATTAAACACATCATCGGGTTGTTCAAAGGTCTTAGCACCAACATAAGTGTTATACGCCTTACATACACCATAAACCTTTCTAATCTTTTGTGGCGGAACTCCGTTCAATACCGCAGAACCAATCGTACAATGTGATGATGTTACATATGGATAATCACCCCAATCAATATCCAATTCAAAACCTTGTGCCCCCTCAAATAATATCCGAACATCAAAATCATTCTTGTGAAATACATTATAGATATCACATACATAATTCCGAATCTCTTCAACATCCTCAGCTCTAATACCCTGACGATAATACTTGTCACGATATGCAGGACCATTACCTGTTTTGGTTGTTCCAATCTTTGAATCCTTGGAATCCTCGGCAATGTGATCATCGGTAATAATATGAACCCTCTTGTCAATGAATAAGTATTCCCTAACACGAATACCCTTACTCTCCAAATCCTTAATCTCACTCATAAGTGAATTGATATTCACAACACACCCAGGCCCAATGATGGATATCAAACCATTAACAATCCCCGATGGTATGTAATGAGTAACAATCTTCATATCACCAACATAAATGGTGTGACCAGCGTTTCCACCACCATTATAACGAACAACGTGTGTATATTCACCACTTTGAGTTAAATAATTACAAACCTTACCTTTTCCAGTATCACCCGCTTGTAAATCAACTATTACATCTGCAAATTCTAACATAATCTTAAATTAAATTTTATCCAAACACCAAATCGGTGTCTTTTCACCAACATATGAACCCTGAACATTGAATGAAAAATACTCAATAGCATCTTCTTCACTCATATCACGACATAAAATTGTAATACATTTACTGATTGAATAGATTAGTCTCATACTTGACTCATCTAACCCTATGATGGCATCATCAAAACCATCCGCCTTCAAAAATAACTCATCCTCATAATTCATGAATAAGTACTCCAAAAAATTTGTTTGTTCCATAATTCTTAATCAAGAATAAGAAACAAAATTCATAAAAACAACTAAATGATTATTCTTATAATGGAAAGGTTTCGCCAACAAATTGGTTAGGAACAGGAATGGTTTGAATGGTGTTTATACCCTCAATTTGAAAGGTTTCACCAACCCATCTACCCATAAGTGATTCTAACATAGATAGTTCCATAGGAAGGTATCGAAGAATATTTTCACTAATACCACGATAGATAAATAAGTCTTTATTTTTCAAACCCAAATGACCATCTCCTTCAGGATCTATTAACCAAATAATCCCAAATATATCTTTTCTCCATTCATATTTCTTAAACTGAGTTTCCATGAATTTTTTGAATATTGGATATAACTTTTCTTCTGTTACCTTGACTTTCATAATGATAAATATCCTTATAATGGAAAGGTGTCTCCAACACTCAACGGTGATGGTCAAGTCATCACCTGGACGATTAACCCCTCAATTTGAAAGGTCTCTCCAACCCATCTACTCATAAGTGATTCTAACATAGATTGTTCCATAGGAATGTAGCGAAGAATTCCTTCACTAATATCCACATAGACATGTAAATATCTACCTTCCACCAATTCCATTTGACCATATCCTTCAGGATCCATAAAAAATATCCCACCATTATTTTTATCTCTTCTCCATTCATATCTCTTAAACTGAGTTTCCATAAATTTTTTGAATATTGGATATAACTTTTCTTCTGTTATTTTAACTTTCATAATGATAAATATTCTTATAATGGAAAGGTTTCACCAACCTAATGGTTTCAAAACGAATGGATTCATTTGGGGATTTAACACCTCAATTTGAAAGGTCTCTTCAACCCATCTACTCATAAGTGTTTGTAACATAGATTGTTGTATAGGAATGTAGCGAAGAATTTTATCTTTAATACCACGATATATCCATAATTTTTTGTTTTTTTCCAATTCCAAATGACCAAATCCTTCAGGATCTATATACCAAATGGAATCATATTCATCTTTTCTCCATTCATATCCCTTAAACTGAGTTTCCATGAATTTTTTGAAAACTGGATATAACTTTTCTTCTGTTACTTTAACTTTCATAACATTTCATTAACTCTGTTTATAAAGTTATCTATCTTTTCGGTATATAAACTTCTAATTATAACCTCAACAATTTCTGATATATTAACATACATAGTATCATATACCATAGATTCATCCTCATCTTCATCACCAATTATCGGATAGAATGATGAGTAATACTCATTTGTTATATCATCTGTAAGATCCAAAATAAACCTTTCACTATCAAAATAAACAAGATTATCAAAAGGATTAGATCTTAACTCTTGAATCAAATCATTAAAGAAAATATCACTTTCCAAACGTTCATCCACATAATTAGTAAGTACTGACAATTTACGTAATATTTGTTGTTTAACACCTTCTTTTGTTGTAATGGATTCCATAATAGTTTCTGTTATTTCCGTATTTTTTTTGAATATTGAGATCATCTCAACGGTATGAATTTTCTCAATCTTATAACCAACATCAGGTGGAAGTTGTTTGATTAACGATTTCCAAGCCCTTTCCGCCTCATCAGACCTAAACGCCGATTGAATGATGATATTCGGCATTTTATCCAATAACTCCAACATCGCTTTCTTATATAAACCTCTACCCTTAAATTCTTCCTTTATTGTTGCCATAACAACCATATAATGTTTTTCATCAGGTGTTTCCAATGTCATATCACCAACCGCCTCACCATCACTCATAATGAACACCTCAATGAATCCATCCAATCGTTCAATTTGAATTTCTTCATTTATTACACCCATAACCTTACGGATTCTACCTATCTCTTCATTTAATCTCATAATATATAAATATTACTCTTTGTTCTCATGTTTTTGTGTTCCAAAATAATATGAAAATATCATCAACACAAGTGTTTTTATTAAATCAAAAAGTTCTTTACTTTGACCTTCAGTTAATAAGTTAATCTTGAATGCTATTATTTTATCAACAACATAAACACCCGTAAGTGCCGCAAATACCATAAGTATAAACCTAACCAAAACGTCTTTGGTACCGGTGGCAAACAATTTGTATGTCCCATACATAAATCCACCAACAAGTAATAACGATAAAATTACCGCAAAAATCGTAATCCAAATATCACCTGAGCTATACATCTAAATAAATATTATTACATTTCAAAAATGAAAGCAATCATAGCAGTTAATAACAAACAATACATCGGATTAAATAATAAATTACTTTGGAAAAGTAAGGAAGATCTTAAACACTTCAAACAACTAACCGAAGGTCAACGTTTATTGGTCGGTTATAACACCTTCACAGAATTACCTCCATTGAAAAATAGAACTCTTATCATAGATCAACGGAACGAGTTTTTATCTGCCGATTGGTGTATCGGTGGAAAAAAAACCTATGAAAAGTATTGTCATCTATTCACAGAACTACACATATCAAAAATAGATAATGATGACATCGGTGATACCGAATATCCGAACCTTGAAAATCTAAATCCCGAGTGTAAGGTCTTCACTTATTACTTCTCAACAACAGATTAACGTGATCTTGCCGTCAGTTAAGTAAGGTCTAATATCACCTTCCATAAAACCAATGTTAACATATTCTGAAGGTCTTTCAAACTCATCATAACATTCAACTGAACAATCACCACTATTCATAATGATCTTGTTAATAATAAACGGATCAATATCCATTTTATGGTTAATCGTCTCAGGTTTGGTATAATACCCAATCTGATCATCAATACCAATCACCTTATAATAACGATTGATATCAATTTCCATATCCCCACAATCCTCAGAACAATCATAAGGATATTGTGTAACTTTATACGGATTCAGATTTGTTAATTTCTTAGCAACTGATTTACCATCCGTCATAATATCACCAACTTTCAAATTCTTTTCACGAATCCCTAAAAATAACCTCGGCTTACATTGACAGTTTTCACCCAATTCATCACACCATAAACATTCACCATTGTGATCCATTTTTGGTGATACCGAAAATAATTTTGCGTTTTTCTTCATAATTTCTTTTTTAATGTCTCTAATAGATCAATATCGATCTTTTCACCCAATAAAAATCTCATACACTTTTCAACTAACTTCTGCTCAGGTGATATATCATTCCTACTAGCCAAATATGTTACGTGTTTAACTTCCGTATCATTAAAATAAATATCAATACCATCAAACAACTTTTTTAACTCCTCAAATCTCTCCCCCTCAAATACTTTGTAGTCGGTTACAAAAACCACATAAGCATAATCCAATTTAATCTTATTAAGCAATAACATAACCCATCACTTTAAGATTACACCCAATCATAAACAACAACAATATCTTCTGATAAAATAAACCGATATTAAAGACAACCCCACGTACGGTGTTGCGTTTATTGAAATATCTAAAGACTATTTAATGTCTCACTCAACTCCGATAGATAGAGACACATATAAAGATATGAAAAGTAAGGAATATTTCCCTTGGAGTGATCCTCCACCAAACCCTAATTATCCTGATATAAGGGTTTTGAAAGATTTTGCCGATTCTATTGATGAGAAAACTTTCGATACAATTTATACTTATATAGTTGAGTCACATTATATAATAACCGAATTACATTTTAAACATTTATCAATACGTTTTGGTCCTTACGAAGGTTTTTTTGACGAACCTTTTGAATACTTCCGATAAAATTAAATCAATTTACTTCTTAAGTAGTTTTTCTCATCTTCATTCAATGTATCCAAAAATCTATTAACTTGTCCCAATCTTCTAATTCTAAGATCATCACCCGCAAAATCACTATCACCATAGTCAGTGTCCGCGGCTTCAAAATATTCTTCATACAAATATTCACTCACAATAATCCCACCCATATCGTCTATCATATCTTTACTTGTTGCAAACATCGTTCTATACCAAGAATCTGTAAAATACGTTTGCCCATGTTTTTCATATGTTACATCAAATTTATACAATTCAGGAAAAACAACATCATCTACTTTAGTTTCTTTGGTAATTTCATTATTAGCAAATATGTCAAATATATAAACCAATAACTCCATAGCACTAACTTTATCATTACCGAATTTACCACCAACAAAGAGATCCATTTCGTGATAATATTTGTCGTATATCGTTTCAACCGCATCAGTATAATCTAAATTATCACCATACTTTACAACAAAATATTTACATAATTTAAGTAATTCTTCTTTTGACATATCGGTGATATCTGCAGACTCAGTTAATATACGTTTAGTTTTGGGTTTTGATTCATTAATAGGTCCTTCAATTGTAAAATCTGTATAATCCCAATCATTAAATTCCTTATCGTCAGTATCGTAGTCGTACATTTCCATCTCATCCCAAATAAAAGTACCACCCTCATCATACCATGATACTATGTCACGAGCATCTTCCTCAGTTACCGCATGAACCACTCCTTTGTGGAATTCTGTCTTCCATTCCATTACTTTTGATTTTCCATAAACATTGATCTTATTTAACGGAAGGAATATAAAATCTTTCTTTTCAAAATTATCACTTGCAATTATTTCCATATTAACCAAAAGTGTTGATCGGATCCAAGCTGCTAACTCAAACTCACTAACACCCCTAAGTTGTTCTTTAGTTACCCCCACATAACTCAAATCGTTTTCAAATACTGAATAAAAATCTTCCAAGTCAGAATCGTGAACAAATTCATAATCCTTCAAATCAGGAGACATCTTAGTTAAAATCGCAATAATCGTAAACATGTAGTTACGATCTATTTTTTCTAAAATATTAGCCATATTTAATAAATACCTATTGAATTATAAATATCAATATGTTACTATTATTTAACTATGGAAAAACAACACATTTTATACGATTGGATCTTTTGGTGTAACACTTATGAAGACAACACCTGGTACGGAATTAAGAAAAACGATATCTCCAAATTTTTTATGGGTGGTGATATTATAAAAGAAGTAGAACACTTCACAGGTAAAACAATGAAGGAAGTAGTTTCAAAAGCATTGAACACTTATCTTGTTTGATATATTTATAAGATAAAAGAAATCATGATCAACGAAACACATAAGAGAATATTAAAGATGATGGGTGTTACATTAACTGAACAAGTTAATCAAGAAAATCAACCATTAACACCATTACAAAAAATAGAATCTCTATTGAATGATGAAGGTTTAACTGAGAAATTATCCTACCTATTGGAATCTTTCAATGTTGAAACAAAAGAAGAGTTCTTGGAATCGTTATCCAAGAGCGTTAATAAAACTTTGATTATGAGATTAATGAACACCTCAAGACAGAAATACGATACCGATAAAGATGATCTTTACAAACAAATTATTGAAATCTTATCTGAGGTGCTCAAAACATCTGATACCTTAAAATAACAACCTATTTTATGGTTGATAGATCCTAACAACCTCACAAGATTTATACTTACAGATGTCTTTTTTAGCCCGTCTTTTAGTATAATCTTTATTATCAAAAACGGATGCTTCGTTGATCGCAACAAACTCTTCTCTTTCATCCGACCAATACTCATTAGGGTTAACCAATGATCTTACAACATAATACTTCATATCTTATTTTTATTTAAGTAGTTAGCCCAATCCTCAGCGCCATCATCATCACGTCTTGATGCGTATTTTTTAGTTAATAGGTTATTCATACGTTTCTCATGATCTACCTTGATCCAATTATTCGGTATATCATTCTTAACGTCAGATAATTCAACCCTATGTTCAACATAATGCGTGATATAAACAACTCCGTCTTTATCACTAATAACCATATTCGGTTTCATTCCAACATATGGTATATATGTTTTTCCATCATAAACCATATTTTGGATCATTACCTCGGAATCACCATTCAAAGATTCCAACTTTTCCCTTAATTCAGATACTTTCATCAGTTTTTTATTTAATAATACGAATTACTTATCACAATGTCAATTAACTCATAAAGAATTAAATATCAATCTCAGAAAGTCTTTCTCTCACAAGTTCATTAACAATATCATCGTCGGGTGATGGATACCACCTATCATCATAATCAAATGTTGGTTTTTCAATATAGTCTTGTTCCATCAAAGTATCAAGAACACCATCTAAATTGTAACCTCCGGTATTTTCATAAGAACTACTATAAGGGTAAAAGTGTTCATCAAAAATATCCATAACAGATTCATCATCCACATCCACCAAGTTTGATAAATCAACCTCTATCTCAACACCACCATCATCAAATCTAGAAACATTACCATATTCCTCTAAGGCTGATTTTAATAGGGATTGCATATGATCAACATAATCGTCACCATCAGCAGAATTTATTGCAGATCTAATAGCATTCATTATCTCATAATCACCATCAACCTCTTTAATAGAATCTTTCAAATCTAAATCTTCATCCAATTCAATATTATTTTTTTGTGCCATTTGTCTAACGATATCCCAAAGTTTATTTTCAGTTTCTTTGTCAATCGTGTAACTAAAAAAGCTTGAAGTATCTACATCATTATCATATCCCCACAAATCCCAAGGAGCTACCATAATTTCTTCAAAAATATGTACCGTTCTCACGTCTCCGTTTCTGTTACGGTATCTATTTTCCCAACCTCCATTAACATAATATTTTATATAATCAGGATCTAACTTTAACGTAAAGTTTGTCGGTAACGGTGGAAGTTCAATAAGACCCATTTTAGCTAACACCCTTTGCATTGATTTGGATTCAAATAAATCAGGTCTTTCTTGATATAATTGTTTAATTGTTTCATCGGGAAGATCACTTATTTTGAAATCTTGTTGTGCCCCATACTCAGAACCAAACTTTTGAATTAAATAACCATCTTCACCATCCATTACAGAAAACAATGGCACAATATATTGATGGTATTTATCACTAGGTTTCGAGTTTTTAGGACCTTTTAATTGATACAAAACATTATCATCACCAATCGCCGCAGTTAATAATGACTTATTTATTTTAAATTTATCATTTAATGGAACATATTGTCTTAATGAATATAAATAACCATATGAACTTCTTCCACAATGTCCCATCCTTTCACATTCTTCAGGTGAGTTATTTGTGTTCAAATCCACCCAATATAAACCATTACCATTTTTATCTCTAAAATCTAAAATCACATCGTGATCCTCAACATAATTAATTTGACCTTCACCAACTTCTAAACTATCGTGCCATTGTTTTGATAACGAATATAACTCATTAAACGTGTTATTTTTGTAAGGTTGTACATTACCATTTAGTCCTACCCTAATCCAATCCATTATTGATTGGATTCTTTGTCTAATATAAAGAGGAACTTCGTATTTTTCTTTGAGCATGTTTTCCATTTCCAATGGTGTTAACATATTTCGCATGTTAGTATTCAAATAGTCAATAACTTTGTTCCCCATCCAAACGGATAATGGTCCGCACAATTCATCTAATGTCTCAGCCGCCTTCTCACTAAAATTAAGCTTATCTATTAGAATTTTTTTCTTTGACGCTTCTAATATTATTTGTCTTATGTTTTCTAATAATTTCATATACTAATAAATATATGAAAAATACTTAATTACGAAATGAAGGACAATCTTGACCTTTTTTCGGATGTCTCTCACGTTGTCTTTCAATCTTTTTTAGTTTCTTTTGTGAAACAGTATAAGAAGATGATTGACAAGAAACCATTAATACCACCAAAATAAAAAGATATCTCATATTATTTAACTTTAACTGCGGTTGCATTAACAGGATTGAAGTTATTACCATTCCAACTCCAAATTACACCAACAACTTTAAGATTTTCTTTTTTCCAAGAATTACTAATCGGAATGACATATGAAAAATCTTGAGTTGAATTTGTTGTTATTGTTGTTATGGTTTCACCAAGGATTTTTGATCCACCATATCCACGAACCACATTATTATGTAATGGATTTGATGATCCGGTCTGACCTTTAATAATACTATCCTCCAATACCAATATTGAAAACGTATGACTACCGAAACCATCTTTGAAGTATTGAACTTTAGATTTTACCTCAATTTGAAAATTAACACTTGATCCATTAACAGGTTTTACAACAGCATCAACATAACATCCCGCAATCGGTGATAACGCATTATTCTGAGTTAAATAATTATTTGCCGTTGATTGGTTTGGATAAAAGTTTTTGAAATCTGTATTAACACCCATAAACAAATGAGGAATACCATTTTGATTGAATCTTTTCATCAATCTATCACCAATGGTATCTCCCGCAGGTGAATTTAACCCATCACTAGTTTGAGATGACAAACAAATAATCTTATCGTCACCATACACTTCCATCGCACGTAACACAGGTTTTCCCGACGATCCACAAGGACCACACCAAGTCGCTCCTTTATACACTAATACCGTTCTTTGAACAGGTTGTACCGTAATCGTTTCCGTGATCTTTACATCTTTTGAACAACTAAATAATGTCACACCAAAGATGATTGAATAAATAATTTTTTTCATAATATTGTTTTTATATAATTATAATGATTTTACAAACTTTTTTTAACCTACCAACTTACAATCTTTAACAGACATCACAACTTTAATCTCAGTTGGTAAGTCACTAGACCAATCCAAAATACCGAAATCAATTTCAAGTATCTTACCTTGAATTTCCCATTTTTCAACTTCATAACCTGTCGGGTCTAACATCGTCATCTCTAAACTCAATAACCTACTCAGATCCTCCAAAGAGTTGGATGGATTATAAAAATCATACAACACTTTAGTTGTGGATGGCACAATCGGATCCCACATCTCAAATAACATATTACCCCAACCACCATTGACAATTATAGGTCTAGTTGCTTTATTCACCACAAAAGATGGTATATCAATATTCTTAAAATTAACAAGAAACCTATTCTGTTTCTTTGGTTCAAAAGGTTCAAATTGTGTATCCATTAGTTACTATTTTTTTTTAATACGTTCCATTTATTAAACTGATTCCATGTCTGACTCCACTTACGAAGTCGTTAATTTCTTCCTCAGATATGTCTGATATAATTGTTCCTATCGCAATCCCAACTTCATTTCCTATATCCGATATATCCCCTTTATCGTATGGTAAGTTGGATAACTCGGAAATTATATGTTTTAAGGTTCTTTGAAAATCTATATTTTGTCTCATAATTTAATTAGATAAAGGTGCTTTAATGGTTGGGTGTGATTGATAACCTTCTACTTGAAAATCTCCTATCTCCATACTCTTAATCCATCCATCAATTGTTTGGTATTCGTGATTCCAAAACTCGTCATTGATAATTAGTTTAGGTAACGGGTAAGGTTCTCTACCAATCTGTTCCTTAGCTTGTTCAATGTGGTTACTGTAAAGGTGGACATCACCTAAGTTACCAATCAATTCATCAGGTACCATATTAACTTCTTTAGCAATGATTTCAAGTAGTAAACCATAAGAAGCAATGTTGAATGGTAAACCTAAGAATGTATCTACTGAACGTTGATTCCACATTAAAGAGATTGCTCTGGTTGGAATGTTTCTAGTAGCTAATTTAGCATCTTCAAAACCAGCTGGTTTACCTATACCTCCCATATATTCATTAACATATATTTGAATTCTCTCATCTCTACTCAACTCTCTTGTATAAACTTGAAATCCATAATGACAAGGTGGAAGAACCATATTCGGTAAATCGTGTACTGCCCATGCCGATACAATCAACCTACGTGAATTTGGATTATCTTTTAGTTGCTTAATCAATTCAGATATTTGGTCAATACCCTTATTACCAAACTCATCATTAAATTCTTTGTCGGTTTTTAATTTTTGTAAGAACTCTTCTTTTGTGAAAGGAGTCCCATCTTCGTGTGTATGTTTACTCTGCATAATTCCAGTTTTTAAATTTTTCACTCTTGCTTTTTATTCTATCACTAACCATATCCCACTTAACACCTAATTGATTTGACGCATGGCTAATACTCTCATACCATACACCACCAATAATACAAGGTCTTTTGTGAACTGACACATCACTTAGTTTTTTTCTAGTTTCATTACTTATTTCACGTCCTTTTAATTTATCTCTAACTTCCTGACGTTTCATACCGTTATTAGACTTTATTTTATCTTTAGTTTCTTCAGAGTGAAACCAACCACCATTTTCTTTTCTAGTGTTAACCATTTTATCAATAACTTCTTGTGGCCGTTTTCTACCTTTAAGTGTTTCACTTGTTTTTCTTTTATGTTCTTCACTTAATTTAACACCTTTTTTCTTTTCACTTATTAATTTTATTACTTCTATTTTAATAGATTCATAAACTCTAGAACTAGGGATATATCTACTTTGTCTCTTACTTTTCATATTACACATTGCCCATAACGCAAACTTTAACTTATTATTATTGGGATAGATTCGTACTAGTAATCTGTGACATACAAAATGCTCTCTAGCAGTTAAACTCACTAAGTTTTCTTTATCGTCCGAACCACCCATACATCTTGGTATTATATGGTGTTTTTCTGTATAACATTCCAATATTCTATTATTCGCCCTCACCACTATTTGGTTGTATATTTTTTCGTAGTTCATAGTATTTCTCCATTGTTTTTTTATTTATTACTTCTTTGTTACGATGGTAATACTCTTTAGCCCAAGCTCGTTGTGCTTCAATTTTTTCTTGTTCTGTTTTGTATTTTTTTAATCGTCCCATTTATAATAAATATATAACTAAAAGAAAAAAACTAAAAGAATTGTAATTATTTTTTAACTTTTTTCAAATAATCTTCGTAAAGTTTGTCATCTGATTTACCACCCCAATTACGCCAACCAGCCCCATACACGGGCCCTAATTCACCCCACGTCTTTGCAAACTCATCATCTGTTTTAATTTTGTTGATGAAATCCTCCTTGTTTGTAATAGCATAACCCGCAATGGTTGTATCATCCATAAACTTTTCTAAAGTTTTTTTCTGATAATTTGCCCATGTATCACCATCCCAAATATGACAATCATTATCTACAAGGTATTTGATATTAGTCGAGCCAGAAAGAAACCAAAGTAGTTCCGTTACTATTTGTTTCCAAGCCATCTTCTTTGTGGTGAGTAATGGAAACCCATCTGACATCTTATGACGAATCTGTCTTCCGAATACTGAGATGGTTCCTGTACCTGTTCGGTCTTTCTTTTCTACTCCATTGTCAAGAATGTCTTGGAGTAGGTTTTGGTAGTCTGTGTCTAGTTTATTCATATTATAATTTTTTATCATCCTACTAATGTTTCTCCCTCTAATACATCTGTAGATTTATATACTTTAATTCCTCTAAACCTAACATCTGAAAAGTTACTAGTTGGGTCAAAAGTAACATACCTTTTAAATTCATACACTAATTTATAAAAGGTAGCAGGATGTACTAATATCATATTAGGTTCTCTTGATGTGGTACGTATATGAGTCGTTATTTTTCCCATTATTTGGTCCACTATTCCATGCTCATAAGCACCATCAGAACCAATTTGAAAATCATCACTCACATAAGGTGGTTCATCTTCAAGTCCATCCATTAAAGTTTGGTCCCATTCCTCTTGTTCTTCCATTTCCATCAACATATCCTGTAGTCGTTTAATCTCAGCGAGGACATCATCACCGAACTCAATCTTATACATTATTGATAAATCAATTGCTTGTATCTTGTAAATGTTCAGCAGTTCTTTTAGTATTTGTTCTTTAGTCATAACTTTCTATTTTTTATTGTCTCTGTAAAATTCCTTAATAAGATTACACATCTCAGTTTGTTCTGTGATGTTTACTCTAGTCGGATTTCTATTTATTGATTCCAATCGCAATTGATAAACATCTTCCTCATTTGAATCACTCAATAAGAAGTAATCAGCCAAACCAAAGTATAACGATACATCATATTCAGTTATATCAAAATGTATATCATCAACATCAAATGTAAAATACTCATTAACTTTTGGTTTATTATTCCAAAATACTTCATTAACCTTGAATATCCAAATCATTTTTTTCTTTTTTAATATAACCTCTATTTTCTTTATAGACATAAAGAATCTCATCATCTTTTATTTCAGGAAACCCATGTTGATATGTTTCAACTATAATTGATTTCCAATTACCCTCCATCGGTACATAACTAACTTCTGTCGGATTATCTAAATTGATTAGAAATGTTGGTTGTGTTACTTGTATTTTATTCATAACTTTCTATTGTTTCGTTGTTGTATGTTATTGTGATTAGTTTGGTTGGAATATTTTCCCAATCAATTTTAGTATCACTTCCTTTTAGTGCTTGATGTAAGTTATTCTTAAAGTATTGCATATCTCTAATTTCATTTCTCTCTTCCAAACTCAACTCTCTTTCCTCAATCTTCAATCCCCACCTTTCAGAGAACTCAGTATCGGTTTTACATTTGTTGATGAATTCTTCTTTTGTAAATGAACGCTTTACTTCTGCATCTTCATAAAATTCGTGACCATCCTTATATGATATACAATAATACTCATACACCTCATCAATAATCTGTTCTTTAGTCATAACTTTCTATTTTTTCGTTCTTGTATTAATTATAATAGGTAATTTACCTTCAGGTGACATTTCTATCAATTGTTGGTATTTCTCATCTCCAACTACACCATCAACAGTCCACTCTGTCTTTACCCCATTTTCATAAATGGGTATTGAATATGTTTCTTTAGTCATAACTTTAATTTGATTCATAGTATTGTTGGTCATCAATTAACTCTTCAATAAAAGGTTGGTCTTCCAATCTTTCAATAACAATGTTTAATGCTTCAGGGTGGTGGATTCTTGAACCCGCTCCAAAAGATATCGTGGTAAGTCCTAACACTTCGTTGTTAACGTAATGTCTGAATTTACCTTTTTGGTTATTTACCTCGTGGTCCATTGAAACATCATTCCAATCACTCAATACAACTTCGTGTCCTCCTTTGTTTTTGTAAACCAATCTGATCACATTGTTGTGACTGAAGTTCTTAATAAATTCTCCTAATTTCATATTTTTATTTTTGTTCATTAACTTCTACATCCCAACTAGCTAATACAAATTGAAGTTCTAAATTCCACAACTCATCCTCATCAACATGAGCCACTGCCTCAAACCCTCCTGTACATGAATGGTAAGTCTTTTTCTCTTTCATAGCACCATCATAAGCATCTTGAAGCAACTTCATAGCTGTTACCATTAAGTTTCCAATAGTTGGAACTCCATCATCTGTTATTGTATCTGCCCATTGCCATTTGAGAAGTGACATTGCTTTGTGAGTCTTCTCCCAATTAAAGTGATCAACAATCTCACTGATAAGTTGTTCTCTAGCCTTCATTTTACAAAATATTGAAATGTCCCTACTACAATAGCCGAGATAAATACTCCCATCCCAATACCTGATAGTAGTAGTTTAATACGGAAAAATTTCTCACTGGATACATCCGTTGTCCAATGAACGATCCAAGCACTTGCCAAGAAACAAAAACCAATGATGTTTAACAATGTGTGTAATGTCATAACTTTTTTTTTATAAGAACAAATATAAGAACAAATAAGTTAATAGTCCAACTTTTCGTTGTGTAATTTAACAAAATATTCCGCAACATCTTTAGATAGTTCACCACTCCTCGCAATAAAATACTCACTCTCAACACCACCATCATCAAACATAATCGGTTGTTCCCCCTGAATCGGACGACACCAACAATCATCACCACTGAAACACGTTCCAAGTTTCCACCTAATGGTAAACGCCAACTCCGATGCTTGTTTATACGTTAATTTAGTTACCATACTCTTCTCTACCTTCTTTAATTTTATTCTCAACGTAATTCCTAATCTCTTTCATCGATGTTAAAAAATTGTTTCTCAATCGGTGAAACTCTTCATCTTTAATTTCATCAAATCTTGAGTAACTTTCAAAACAATAATCAATACCCTCATTATCCATTCGGTATTCAACCATAACAAAATTTTCAAATTCTTCTTCTGTCATAACTTTCTTTATTTAGATTTATAAGTGTAATCATAAGCACTATCCCAAACATTATCAAACTCTTCTTGTAATTCCTTTGGTAATTTATCATATAACTCTCGTTCCACCCAATCAAACATCCGATAACCAAACTTTAAGTGATTTAAGTTTGTTTCCATATAAGAACAATTACCGGAAAATTTACATTTCAAAGGTGAGCAACAACCCTCTTCACCACAACCACTACACTCAGGACAATATGGTGAATAATCATCTTTTAATTCCAAATCTATAGGTTCCGTCATTGTCTTGATTAGTGATGATGTTTAATAAAACCATTTATATACCCCTTGATGTTGTACGCACCCGCAGGATTCATACTATGAACAATAAAGTCACACATCTTCAGATCATTATCAATCATATAATCAACCAACCATTTGGCACAATCATACCCCGTCTTTTCCTTGAAGGTCTCATACTTCTCATTGTATGTTCCATTATACATTGAAGGATCGTAGTGTTCGTCAGCCAAATCGTGATCAAAGGATATTAAATCCGGTAACCCATTTGTTTTAATGTAATCCACAAACTCATCGTAATTACGGACCACAACCCAATCATTATCAGCATAAACACGCTGCGGCATATAAACCATACAATCCAACGGATTTCTTACATCATCCAAAAATAACTTTTTCATATCTTTTTTTTTATTTATGTTCTACTTCACAGTTCCATTGACTAGCAACAAACATCAAATTCATACCAAATACCCTATTTAAGTCCTTATCCCAAAACACCTCAGCATCGAATCCTCCTGTACTCACCGTGTAATTACCTTTAATTCTAATTGATCCTGATGTTGCATCAACAAGTAACCCATATGCACATTCAACCATTTTATCAATACTCGGAACACCTCGAGTTGATGACCACCACCAATCCAATGCTTGCATCGTGATCTTAACTCGGTGAAAATCAAAATAACCTAAAGTCTCACTAATCTTTTGTTTGATATTATCATCAAAAGATTCAAAGGTCTCAATAGTTTTACTGTTCATACCACAAAGATAAAGATAAAAAAGTAAAATCCAAAAAAAAATGGGAAACTAATCCCACTTTTTTGAGCCAACCGAGATTGGGTCCACCATTTGGTTTACTCAAACCAACAAAGAAGATTCTAACATGGTATAAACATCAATAACATATTTACCGTTACAATACGGAATTAACGATCCGTGATGTGGAAAATAATCTTGAACCACAGATTTTGATCCTTCAACAATATGAACTTCAAATGTGTCTTTGAAATTACCGTATAATTTATCAGACCCTCCGACAACTATTAAAGACTTCTTACCAAACTCTTTTTTAAAAATCCTACCACCTTCAAAAACCGGATGATCGGTTGATTCTGCAATTATTTGTCCTATAGTCATTGTTTGTTTTTTTTATTCTCCTCTAAAATATGAATTAAACCTATGATCGCCAAAACATAAATAACCAACTTTAATATCGTTCTCATAAATTATCTAGTTTCAAGAGCCTCAATCTTAGATTTTACAATATCTGTCATTTCAACAATTTCCTCCACTTTTGATGAAATAATACACTCCTTAAGTATGTTGTAAGGAATATTCAAGAAGAAATCGTACCCATTGAAAAATCTAAGGTCCGAACATTCCACAAAACAACCATTAATCATTTTAAGAAACAGCTTGAATTGTGTTCCATCAACAAAAACAAAGATAAGTATAGAAATTTAATTATCCAACTATTTCAAAATTTTTTGATTTTTCTTTTGTCACATCAAAATCTCTTAACGATCCACCCGCATTTAATTTCACATAATGTCTTATGGCATCATCCAAATTTGTAAATTGGTTTTCCTTACTAATATCTTTAATTAAAAATTTAACAGCAATTTCTGAGGCAATCTTAGGATCATTAACCAAATCAGGATTAGATACCAAATCTTTACCAATCAAATTACCATATTTGGAATAATTACCTTTACCTGTTAATTGGTTCAACCCTCTACCCCTATACATCCAACCATCATCACCACCTTGATTCCCCGCAACCTTTGAATAAACCACCTTAAAGAATTCCTTTGGATTGTTTTTTAATTTGGATAATTGATCATCCGATAAATGTTTAACTCGTTTTCCAAAAATATTCCTAAGTTTAGAGTTAGATGTTTTACTATATGGATTTTCCGATTGCGGAATAAATCCCGATTCCTTATCAATCGTTGATAGTATCGCCACTTGGGCATAAGGATTGGTCAAACCAACTTTAGTCATCTCATCAATCATACTATTAACAACACTACCCTTCGACCCCGAATAATTGTGTTTAATTTTTCCTTTTAATTTTGGTACATCAGTTTTTACCTCTTCTTTATTTGACGTATCAATTGGTGATCCAGGCTTTTCTTGCAAAATACTATTAAAAAATTCATCAGTGATTTCACCATTAACCTTCAACCCTTTTGCTTTTTGGTATTGTTCAATAAAGTTCTTCATTTCCGAATCGTACTTACCATTCAACTTAACACCCGATATACCAAAATCTTTAAGTAACTTTTGAATTGCGGTCACTTTAAACCCTTTGTCACCTAATTTTGGATATTCTTTTTTATCCTTCATTGCTTTAATACCGCTAAGAATTTTTCCCTGCACAAAATCATCCAAACCCAAAAGCTCAATAAATTGTTCAACTAATATTTTCATAAAAACTTTTAATATAAATACCTTATTAAACAAAAAAACCCATCACAATCGTGATAGGTTATATTGGCTAACGCTGAGACTAAACGTTTTGGTTGGTTGCCTTTGGAGGGATTATCCGAGGTTTGGTTCCCCAATCTTGTCCACATATGTTGCCATACGTATCAACCAGTGTCGGTAACTATCGGTTACCACTCGTTTCGTTGTGACTTACTCCACACTTACTTATGTCTGTTCAATCTTGCTAGACTGACTAAAGGATGGCCGTCCTACCAGCACTTTCGTTATGAAACCTAACAGACTTGCGGTCTGATTAAGTTCTTGGTTGACGCAAGGTCCCAAGAATTAGACACCTTTCATCACAACGCCCGAAGGCTTTCGCTTCATCTTGTTTTTAGTTCAAATACAAATTGAGTAGCCGTGAGTTTTGAAGGACGTGCTTCGGGAGAAGTTTCATATCTTTTGGACACAAAATGCTTCACGACCTTCTGTAAGTCTGCAAACCTACGGTTCATAAGGATTACGTTGTTTCACAACTCGGAAACCCTTCAGAACTGGTGCCAAGCCCTACTTCCAATTGCAGTCGGAGTCGAACCTTCACCTTCAACTTTTCCTATTGGTGTCACCACCTCAACCTCGAGTCTCACTTCTCGAGATGAATAGATTCTCTCAGCGGTTGCCCCCGAGATTCCATCCGTAGTTGATTTGCTTAGTTGTCAAATCTTATGATCTGCGAGACTGTCGGTTGCTAAACCATAAAGTCCCATTTAGTCCCGTCACCGGGGTTATCTAATGACGCTAAGCCGCCAATACCGTCGACCTAATTCCTTGAGAGGGGAAATGGTCTTTTTCAAAGAACGTTGTCGGTTTTGAGTATTATCCGACGTTTTGGACTACAAAGTTAGAACAACTTTTTCGTTCTGTCAAGTCTTTTTTTGAAATTTTTTTGGGGTAATTTTTATAAATATACCCTAAATCTCAAAAATCTCACTCAACACTACAAAATTACAAACTTTTTTTCATTATGTCAAGATATTTTTGAAAATTTCTTCATTTTCTTTGAAACAAGTATAATGATTGTGGTATGCAAGATGTCTAGCCTCAACTTCCAAGGGGTGTTGTTCATACCCATACACCTTTAATAACTTCTCATATTTTGTCGCCACAGGTTGCATAGAATGAACATACTCGTGAATGATCGTTTGTATCAAATCACCCAACGTTTTGTGCATAGTATAGTTGATACCAATGATATTATCTTCGTGATCATACCAACCAAATGTTGTCTTACCATCAGGTCCTTTACTACCTTTAATACAGAAGTGTGATATTGGTGATTTTCTACGTCTATTCACACCCATATTAGTTTTACACCACCCAATAACAACATCGGCAATCTTTTCAGTTCTTTTCCTACCGATTCTCTTAACTGAAGTACTAATATTTGTAACCATATCACAAAGATAATTACAAAATTTCATACTTCAAAAGTGTTAATGTCGTTTTTTTCAAAAAACCAACAAAATATCACCTAACAACACCATAAGAACAAAAAAACACCATATTATACACTAAAACGAAAAGTTAATGATATCTTAATAACACACCGAAAAATTCATTTTATACAAATCCTTTTTTATTTATTGTTATGGATAAACACTTTTCTACTAAACACGCTTATAACATAGCAAGACTTGAAACCGGTTACAAAGGACCAACCCACAAAAACTACAACCCACACAGAAGATCAAGATGTGGGGCTGTCGGTCCAATGCAAATCATACCACGTTACGCAAAAAAACTCGAGAAGAATTTAAGTAACAAAATCTTAATGTATAATATTGAAACGAATGTTAGAATTTCGTTGAAGATGTTAAAGAAACATTACAACAGGTACCATTCTTGGGAAAAGGCAGTCGCTTGTTACCATAAAGGTAATCCAAGACCTAACAAATATTCAAGATATGTTACAACAAATTACAACTACCATCGTAAATGGGATCGGTCCTATAGGAATGATTACCCAAAGTGTGATACGACAGATATAATTTACGCAAACAGATGAAAATAAAAATGGGGGTCATTGACCCCCATTTCTTTTATACAATATCCTTTGACTCAATCAAAGTATATGTAAATGAATTACCGTGTTTATCTCGGGACTTCCTAATGATTTCCATAAAGGAATCAAAATCCGCCGATCTTTTGAATACTTGGCAACCTTCCGACCAATTTTCTACGTATGTTGAATCAACACCCGCTTTATGAATGTTAATACCGAAAACACCTTCTTGGATTTTGTTCTCGTCGTGTTGCATATCTTTATCAGCATCACGATATACTTTCACATTCTTAGCTTGTCTCAACGCTTCATACTTACCTTGGTGTAATCCGATTATGTGAGAACTTCTATACTGTCCTTCAACCAATCTTGCAACACCTGCAGCGTTATGATACTCCAACATCGCTTTCTTACCGGGATCGGTTGTGATCGTCCATTCATGATACTTCCATTGACCACCAACTTTATAAGATAGTGTAATAGTATCATCAAACGCATTCGTTACTTTATCACCTGTTGCTGAATTTCTTACTCCTACAATATTAACATCATAGTCGGTATCAGAATCAAACCACTTATAACCTTTTGTCTCAACCGCTTTTTGGATTTTCTCTCTACTGTAAGCCATTATCCTTCAGTCTCCTCATCTTTTTTAGGTTTTTTAGGTGCTGCGAAGTTATCCAATGATGTTCCGAACAAACATGCAATAGTAACATACTCGACCGCACTTACCAACTCAGCCGATGGTTTAATTTCTTCGTGAGTAAATGAATTAGCTATCATTGTTCCAGCAAGTGCAAGGAAACCAATGAAAGCGATTACTCTCTTTGAGCTCACATCTCCCGATGCGGAACTCAACATTGATTTGAAAAATTTTTTCATAATATCCTGTTTTATGAATAAATATCTTCAACAATCAAATTCTACTCAAAAAATCAATAAAGGATTGTGTCATCGGTGTCGGTAAATCATCCAAATCAAAGAACCCACATTCAGTATGTTCAAACCCATCTTGAGCCATGTCCAAATCAATATCAATCATCTCATCGGACTCATATAAGAACATATGAATTACCTTTGTTACCTTACCTTTTATTATAATTCTACCAATATAATTAAAATCACCTTGCAGTTCATAACCTGTTTCCTCATAAAACTCTCTCATCGCACCTTCGGGCGGTGATTCGTAATCCTCAACATGCCCTGATGGAATAGACCAATAACCACCAAGTGTTTGATCCATCGCCCTTTTACACAAAAGAATTTCATTTCCAACTTTATATACAATTCCTGCAATTTCTTCCATATTTATAAGTATGTTATATCCAGTTAAAATAAGAATAAATGACCAAGTTTTCAAATGTGAAGTTAGACACACTAAAAGTGACTTGGAAAAAGGTATGATGGGAAGAACATTTCCCGATACTAATTATAGTATGTTGTTTATTATGCCAACATCAGAAAGACAAAGTTTTTGGATGAAAAACTGTGTTCAACCATTAGATATACTTTTTATATCGGGTGTTAAAATTACAACAATACATAAGAATTGTCCTCCTTGTGATGAAGAACCTTGTGAAACTTATGAAGGTTACGGTGGTTTTGTGTTAGAATTAAACGGTGGTGCCTGTGATATGTACGGAATAAACGAAGGTGATAGAATTGAGATTATTTAATCCCAATGAACACTCATATAAGGCCTACCATCCTTAAGATGTAACTCACCCATTCCCCAACCTTCAACATTACGAAACGTAACAGATCCACCGGACTTAACATCTACCATATCCTCAACTCTTACAACCATACCTGGTGTTAATTTTTGGTTCTTACCTTTTGGATCTAATACAACGGTACCATTAACATTCATCACCGTTAATTTATTTCTATTAACCGGTTTCAAACTCTTTTCAACAATTTTACCGTCATTAGTCATAATGGATCCAAATTTAATTCCCGATCCAACTTGTTCACTTATTACTTTTTTTACTAATCTAACTAAATCAGATTCAGTAAGTCTTACAATTTTACTCATATTATTTTAATGTTAAAAGATATTTTAATTTATTAAATTCCGCCATCATTTCATCTCTAATGTTTAACAGATCACTATCACCCGCATCATATACATCATTCAGTGATAGTAAAAAATCAACACATGAATTTACATAATCATCAATACTAATTTCATCAATATCAATAATCTCAATATTTAAGACACCATTATTTAATCTAGGTCTCCCATGTTTACCCATACAAACCTCAACAAACTTATCAATTAAGTCATCTAATGCATCATACACACCACCAAACGCTTGGTGTTGAGCATAACTTGTGGTTTGCCAATGCAACATTTTAACCTGTTGTTGCATCTTCATCATGTTTTCAATTATTTCAACTTGCATATTATATAAAATTAATTAATTTAGAAAAGTAATCATCAATAGAGTTAGAACTAGCACTTGATGGTTTTTCAACTTCCACCGGTTTAATTACCGCTTCGGGTTTAGTGGTCGTTCCCGAAACTTCGTCATTGAATAGTTGGCTACCTTCACGAGTGTTTGTAAATTCTTCCATTTTCTCGTTAACGGTTTCCTCACCATATTTATTAACCAATTGCTCGGGGGTTGTGAATTTAGTAATACCCATGTAATCCAAAAATCTACCCCAAAATTTAGTTTTTAATATTAACTTACTTAATTGAGGATTTCTCCACCAACCTATCTTACGGAAAAACTTAGTTAATTTACCCATCTTATCAACATTAAAATCTCTAAACACTCTAACTGATTTTGATGTCTTTCCCGTCAATGCCGCTTCTTTAGCACCCGCAGTGAATAATTTAATCCAATCTGAGATTAAATTAATAAACCTACCAATTAAAGGTATTTTCCTACCTTTCTCTAATATATTCATCAATGGTTGTGACCATTTTGATGTTGTATTAGCCAAACTAGTAACCGCCTTGTCACCTTTTAAGATCTCCTGTGCGACTTTTGAACTCTTACCCGTAGCCATCGCCACTTCCAAACCTTTAACACCTTTACTAGCCATCGCAACACCTTTTATTGGTTTTGCAATAAGATCACCAACATAAGGTATTGCTGATATCATTGATAATATTCCAAAAAACTTTTGACCTCTTGAGAAATAGATAACACCATTCACTAAATCAACAACACCTGTTGGATCAAAAATACCCACGATATCACCCGCAGTTTGAATCCAATCCATAACACTTTCATTTATATCTATAATGTCATTAGGATATAATATCTTCAAATATTCAATAACCGCAATCTTAGCCTCATCATCAAAATTCTCAACGATACCTCTAACTCTTTTTAATTCTTGGTTAGATAACATTAAACGATTAACCTGCGACTCCGCTAGTTGTAATTTCATAAATTATTTTTATTTATAATAAATACCTACAAAAACAAAAAAAGGGAATCCCTTCCCATCATTTTTCACGATTCAACATCGTCCTCAGCATAAGCACCCTCATCTTCTTCTTCAGGGTCATAAAAATCTCTCATAATGTTTATTTATAAATATAAAAAAAGGGACCTAAGTCCCATTTTCCAATATTAATTAAAAGTAAAAATAAACGTCGGGATTACGTGCATCAACCATCTGAGTTTCAAACCAAGTGTGTCCAATCTCCCAAGTACCCTCAATTGTGTTAATAATGATAGTTCCTTCTCCTCCATCATTGTTTTCCCATCCACCATAATTATCGTATAAAATCTGATAAGCATAGTTTTGATATTCAGACCCATTGTAATCATCATCACCGTCAAATTCTACATCATCGTGTATAGATCCATCATCACCACCACCACTATATTTCGCAGTATAAACACCACGACCTTCCAACTTTTCCATCCAATCTTCAGATATTGTACCTTCAGAATACGAATCTTCAGATCCGTAAGATTCATATTCAGCATCAAACCATACTTTCTTTTCATCAACACCTATATAAACATCAACTGTAGAATAGTTAATATCTTCATGAACGTTATCAAATAATTTATCCCATAAATCACTTTCAGTAAAAAGGTCATCAATTATTTGATTTACACCGAAATCTTCCTTAATGGATACATTATTAGTCTTAGAATACCAATAATCAATACTATCCGGTTCTGTACTACCATCATAAAAATATAAGGTGGTATATGCCTCACTAACATCCGCTTGCATTTTTAGATATAATGAAAATATCTTAAATTTTTTTTTCAATCTTTCGTCTAATTCAATCTCAATTGCCATATCTTTTTTTTATATAAATATTAGTCTTCTATGTTTAAGTCCATAGTTCTAATCATCCAAATAGGTCTTTCTTTATTTTCTATAGCCTTTAACCATTCTTTCGCCGATGGTATATAATTGGAACAATCTTCCCTTACGTGTTGTTCACCAACATATCTAGTATAAACTACCGTACCATCTGAGTTAACAAACGATTCTCCGAACACCTTCTGACATTCAAAAATTCCCTCACTATGATGTCTGAATATTCTGTGGTTTGAATGTCCATACCACGCTTTGGTTTCATCAAACCAATTATGAATATGAATATAATCTTCAACCTTCCCACCAAATTTTTTCACAGATGATTTAGCATGTAACATCGGATGTGCCATAATTAAAATGTAATTTCCTTTTGATTTTTAGTTAAAACAAACTCACCAACTCTCTTCCTTGCAATGTCCGCATAGTTTTGAGATAATTCAATCCCAACCCATTTACGATCCAACACCTCGGCAGCAACCAATGAAGTTCCCGATCCCGCAAACGGATCCAAAACAATATCATCTTTATATGTTAAGATTTTTATCGCCTTGGTCGGAATATCCATTGAAAATGTTGCCTTGGTCATTGACCTTGTGTCTGCGAAGTAATTCCATTGTCCATACACCAACTCGATAAATTCTTTTTTATCTTCGTCTTGATATACTCTTTTTGTTTTTCCTTCCACGTCTTTCTCTTCATATTTCCATTGAGGTTGTCCTTTGTTTATTTTCTTCGGTGATCCTTTATAAGCCAAAATCACACATTCCTTTGGATTATAAATATACGGTGATGACGGACTCATCCAAGAACCCCAAGCAGTTGTCTTACTTCTATGTGGTGATTGTTCCTCCAAATCAACAATACCATAAAACCCAAAACCGATTTCTTTCATAATTTGCCAAACCTCAGACGCAATAAAAATACGACCACCCTTCGTTTGTCGGTTAATCTCATAAGGAATATTCAACGATATACGACCACCTTCTTTCAACACATTAAACGCTTGTGTTAACCAATTTCTGGTGAAAACTAAATAATCGTCAATATGTAAATCATCTTCACAAACATCATAATCAATCCCCACACCATACGGAGGACTAGTAACGATCAAATCAATAGATCCCTCGGGTAATGTTTTCATAACTTCAACACAATCACCAGTGATTATTTTACTCAAAACATCACCAATATCTTCAATTTTCTTCATCTAATATTTTTTTACTAAGTAATGATAATCAATTTTTAACTAACTTTCAATGTTGATAAGTTTTTTGATGAAAATTAAAATCTATGACTAACTTTGTAATGTTAAAAAAAAGAAGTAATAATTCAAACTCAAAACTATTTATTATTATGAGACTTAAAGATTTATGTGATTTTTCCCTGAATAATCCTGATGCCGACTTTTGGTTAGTTAGAAAAGGTTCCGCTAATGTTGTGGGAACACCAACTAAAGAATTCTCACCCGAACACATCGGAGTTACCGTTACAAGGACCGATATCCTTCTTCCCGATTATCTGTTCTACGTATTTCAATATTTAGTTTCATCAGGTAAACTACAACAATTATCTCACGGAACAACCAAACTATCAAATATTAAGATATCCGATATTGGTAACATACAAGTAGGATAAAAAAATGGGGGTTATTAAACCCCCGTTTTTGTTTTAATGATATTCTCAATCTTTCTTTCAAGATACCATTTTGCCTTTGTTAAATCTTCCAATTCCTTCATTGGGTTCTTTTTTCCTGCTCTTGAGATGTATTTCACCGTATTACCTAAGTGAAAATCCAAGTCCCAAGCCTCAATCACCTTAATGGCTTCATACACATTTGTTTCACCACCGTAATGACCTGGGTGATTAACCATATCTTTTTCTTCTCCCATATTATAAACTGTTTAATTTTTAACAATAACAAAATAATCTTTTCCGTATTTACTTTCTTCAATGATCCCTTCTTCAATCAAACCGATCAAATATTCTCTCGTTTCCCAATCACTCTTCTTCAGGATGTATTTAGCAATAAATCCGATGTGTAATGGTTGAGCCAATTTTTTTAAGAGTTTCCCATCAATGTCATCCATACTTTTTTTTCATAAAGTTACAAAATTTATTCCACTTCGTCAACAACTTTTTCTCTAATTATTATCGCACCATCATAATCCTTATAATCTTCATACTCCTCGGGTGTAATTATAATAAACCTGTGCGCCATATAAATTATGCGTTAAGTTGTAATGTTTTTGTAGTTTGTATGGTATGGTTCATTAACTTCCGTTTGAATAGCGGTAATAAAGAATTCTCTATCGGTAAGTTTTGTGATGATATACATTCAAAAATCGGAAACTTTGAATTTGATATTTGATCAATTAACCTTGAATAATTATCAGATTGATCTCCCTTATAAATTCTTTCAACATCACATTTTGTTTCCTCAGTGTCCTGACGAATTTTTTTAATTGAGTATTTCCAAATGTAGTTTTCCTTGTTGAAGATGTCTTGGTAAATGAAGAACCCCGCACCAAAATAAATCCGCTCTTCGTTCTTAATCGGATTCGTTGCCACCGATTGATAACCGATCTCCCAAACAGATTTCGCAACAACAAAATATTCTTTCAATCTATCAAGTGCTGACATAACACTTAATCTAATGTCCTTATATTCTCTGTCTGTGAATTTTTTTCTGCTTTTGACGTTCTTTATCTCAAACAACATAATCTCATCATCAGGTGTCTTAAATGTCTTATCTAAACCCAATAATAACCCATCTTCAACATATGCTCGACAAACAGCCAAATGTAATGCCAATTCTGAAAAATATGGATATATCTCACCACGACTTAAAGCGTCTTCAACCTTTTTGATGAAAGACATAACGATATATTCATTATATTCAACATCAACCGGCTTTCTTAAAAACCAATCTGTCGGCATTAACAATTTTATTTCTTTTTCCATACTCTTCAAAAATAAACATATCATCCATAATGTCAATTATGTCTGAAAATACTGTAATCTGTATCTAAATAAGTTTCCTCATCAACATTACCATCATAACTTGATATAACCCCAACACCATCAGTATCAACAACACCTTTAGCCAATTCATCTATATCAATAAAATCATTGAGGTTGTATCCAAACTCACGAATAAATGATAATGGATCATTAACATAATCACTAACCAAATCATCAATTTTTTCGTTAATTAGATCATCGGGAATGTCACCATCGGGATCTTCTTTAATCTCATCAATCTCATACTCAAGATCTGAAATTTCACTTTCTAAATCACTTATCTCACTTTCAATCTCATCAATCCTGTCTTGATTCCAATTCTCATCATCCATATTTTCTAACTCACTCAACTCTTCTTGTAGATTAGTAATCTCATCTTTCTTATCTGAAATCTCATTAGTCTTGTTTTCAATCGCTATTTCTTGATTTCTAGATAATTCTCTCACATCAGCATCAAAATAACTGTCAAGATCATCATAAACAATCTGTTCATACATCTCTCTTGCATATTGACCAACATCATCTATTAAATCTTTCTGACTTTTAATAGCCGCCTCTTCAACCTCACTTGTTAATCCTACCACCCACTCTTCGCCAGTTTCACAAAGTTCAAAGATTTTTAATCCGTAAAATCCGTAATCCATCGGAATTAAGCTATAAACATCAAATCTATCCAAATAATCCGACATCGCTTCATCAATTTCATCAATTCTTTCCTCAATCTCCGTTTCCCTTTCTTCACTAACTCCCGCAGATAGTTCATCAGACAACTCTTCCCTCTCCTCTTTCATCTTATAATACCCAACAATCTCATCTTCACTATGTCCATTCAATTCACCAGTGCTTGTTAAATGATTATATAACGCCCAAGCATATTCTGCAGTACCATCCTCTTCACCATACGGCCATTCATTTGATTCTCTACGTTCATTAGCCATTTCCAACTTTCTTCTATTAATGTTTGCAAGTCTCTCTCGATCAAGTCTAGCCAATTCTTCTTCTCTTCTTTTTTTATCTGCAAAAATTTCAAGTTGTTCAGAATATCTTGATTTAACATACTCATCAATCTTATCTAAAATACCACTCAAATAATCAGTATCTATTAACCAACCTGTCTTGAATTCATCATCAGGTGCGTCAAAAAATTGACGCTTACCATCAAAACTATAAACATAAGCTACCTTATAGAACTTATCAGATGTCGGTCTCTTTTTATCTAAAAAATAAAATAATTTACCCTCACTATTATATTTATCAAAATAATTGGATGAGTCCTTGGAAGCGGTACACCATTTGGTCCCTTTACCATAATAACAAGATGCTTTATGTGTGTATGGTGTGACCACAGTTAATGTATCGTCATCATAAACCACATCAGACCCTTCAACCGATTCAACAGATCTTCTAACTCTATTTTGATATTCATCCAAAGCATTTAATAAGTCTTCAACGCTAGTATATTTTTCAATTTCCTTTCTTTCCAAGTTATTAGATACTTCATAAAACCTATTCAACATCACATCTAACTTCTCTAATACACCATCAAAATTTGTAGGATCCAAAACATTGCCTAACCACATTAGGTATTTATTATTTCCCGGAAGACCATCCGATAATTTAATAATTTGTTGTAGTTGGTTAGATGAGAACTTCTTTGAAAACTTATTTGAAAAGTCCTCAACTCGTCCTTCTTGTAATAATTTTATAAATTTCATAAACAATATTTTACAATAAATATTTAATAATTATTTTAACTCAATTATCTTTCACAAAGATAGTTAAAAACTATTTATTGTAACAAATAAACTCAATTAAATTTTAGAGATATGGCAGGATGCGGATGTAAAGGTAATCAACCACCTCAACCACAAAACCCACAACCGGTTCAAACACCGGTTCAACCGCAACAGAGTAATAATACGGTTCAAAATGCTATCAAAAGAACCATTCAAAAATACTACTCAAAAGGTTAATTTTTATGTTCTAATTTAGAAAGGGAGGTAATTCTCCCTTTTTTTATTTATTAAGTATTTATAATATATGGATATACTCAATTTTGCAATTGAAAGTTTTAACGACGGTAATACTGAGGAAGTTGAAAATTTTTTTGGTTCTATTGAAACTTTTATGAAATTTATTACTAAAAAAAATAGACTACACGAGCTAAGACCCAACCCTAATGATTTATATGCATCCGACTATAATCAGTTAATGAAATTAATTTTTGATAGTTCAACAACTGAACAAGAAAAACCATTGGTTGATCATATTATAGATCAATATATAAGTGATGTTGAAAAAATAGACGACAATACTTACAGATTTAGGTTTGATAGAGAAGATCTTTCAAAGTTGTTTCGGGATTATAGCCGTGGCACATCACCACGAGATGTTGCACAATCAGTATTAAATGAGGATTATTGGGAACCATTTTATGATGTTATAGATAGAAATAATATGTATGATCTAATAGAAGATCTAAATGATGATAATATGAATTATGTCATTGGTTACATAGTTAGTAATTATAAAACATTAGATTTATCAGACATTGAGACAGAATTATCTGAAGAATTAAAAGAAAGATTAGACTCCTCAACAATAACTTTAACACCTGAAATTACAAAAGAAATTTTAGAAGATGAGGAATTAACTAAGGAACTGTTTAATACCGAATGGCAAGATTTATATTGGGAATTGAGTGGTGCCTATAATCAAGCATATAATGATGCATATACTAATGAGATATACAATGAAGTTATGTCGGAATTAGATAGTTTATTCGGAAAAAGGATTGAGTGGAAGAACGATAATAAGAGATTTGATAGTTATGTTGATTTATCTTACAGCACAATATATCAATTTTTATATGATTATTTAGAAGGTGGTGATGATGAAACTTATTACTACCAAGGTAATTTAGAAAGTATCTTAAAAGAATTACACAATAATAGTTACGATTGGTTAGATATTATAATACCTGATTATCCAGATTATACAGATATCAAAAATAATTATCAAGAAACAATTCAAGGAAGGATTTAATATGTGATTTTTTTCTCATATTGTTACATAAAAAATAATAAAATATGAGATTATATAATCCAAAATCAAAATCAGGAGCACATAATGTTCTCTTAGATTTTATCATGCTGAAGGTATCCGAAAATAATAAATTCACAACTCTTTTAGAATTAATAAATGTAGGAAACTTCTTGGTGGTAAAAGGTGAAACAAATAACCCAACAAAAGTTTTACTATCTAAAACCTATGATGAGTTCTTAGATTGGTTTCCCGAATACTCAAACATCTTCCCAACAAACTTTATTGATTGTATCAACTATGACGCGGATAAGATAGATATCATTTCCCCCTATCTTTGGAATCGTTTCTATAAGACCGAGAGACCTCTATTTTCGGACTTTCAGGTTGACATATGGAATGAGTATGACGGACAATCTAAATTCAACTACGTTGACGAAAATTATGTTCATTTGGAATTTGGTTCGATCAAACCTTCTAAATTCACACCACTAACAGTACAATCAATAAGTCCTTTTGGTTTATCCTTAGATTTACGAGCACCATATTATTATTCAGAGATGGTCGCCAACAATATGATGGAATTTGCAATGGTTAAAGATATGGAAGTATGTTTAGTTTTATCTGTATTAGACGATTTACCTGAGATAATGATAAAAACCAATTCACCATATTCAAATGATAAACTTTCATCTTGCGCTATGGATATATTTGATATATCATTACCAGAATTTATTGAGTTAATTAAAGACCATAATATTATGGACGATTCTCTATTTCCCCTTCATGAGAAAACATGGAACAAAATAAACAAAAAAAAGGAGTTAGTAATTTTCTAACTCCTTTTTCTTTTACAGATTAAAATGTTTTTTGATGATATCAATTCCTTCATCTATTTCGTTATAATCTCGTTCAGGTGCAAATACCTTAGCATCGTCTTCACCCATTATGATCATAAATGCCGGAACATAATCATTACCAACTAATTTTTTGAAAATTTCATATTCCATTTCATTTTCCTCAATATCAGCATCTACGAATTCAATACCAAGTTCCTTTATCTTATCTTTCATTTCCACACAGAACGGACAACCCTCCATAGTGAATACCACCAAATTATCCATTACATAACCATTTTACCAACGTTTAATAGTTCTTCCCTCTGTAATACCCCACTTTTTGAGAATACCTCACTACCTGACTTATAAGCCTTAATTGTCGGTACCCCACGAATACCTAATGTTTTTACAAACTCAATATCATTGTCAATGTTGAATGTATAATAGTTTGTATTTGTGTCCTCTTTTGATACAGATTCATAAATAGGTTTCAATACCTTACAAGGTCCACACCAAGATGCAAAATAATCAATAACCATTGATTCACCTTCTTGGATTTTTTGTTTTAACTGATCAGCTGTTAATTCCATTTTTACTTTTCTTTTTTAATTGATTATGAAAGAATATCATTTCCTCTTTCTGTTCTGATTTATATAGAATGTAAGTTGAGAAGTCGTAATAGTAAATATAAAGATTGTTCTTCAACAAATAACAAACTTCGTTTATAGTTTCCAACCCATTTATATCCTCAAATGAGTTTTTGAAAATTATCGTTGAGGTCTTTTCGAGTTCTTCTGTAGTTACCAAACCACTTCTAATGTTAAAGGTTGAAAAAAGAACGTTGTGTTCCTTTTCCAACCAATTAACTAATTTACTATACGAACAATGTTTATCGTATAATTTTTTCATCGTCCCTGCCCTCTATACTTTTTACGATAGTTTTTAGAACGTTTGTTCTTTGAAGTCTTGGTCTTAGCGTGAACACCAGGACGAGAGGTTTTACCATGCCCAACAAAGGTAAAGGCGGATTGAGTTTTTGCTTTTGCCATTTTTTTATTTGATTTAATAGTTTAACACCTCAAAGATAAAACAAAATTTTTAATTACAAAACATTTTTTTTAATTGAGACATGCTAACCCGAATTTTGTTCTAATAAAAGGTCCAATCATTGATGTAACGACATCTAACATCTGTTCTCTTGTCATTTCATAATCTTTCCCGTTATCAGAATTGTTATACACCTTGTCCCTTATCTTAGTAAAAAAAAGGGACTTGTCTAAGTCCCCTATAAGTGTTTTTAATTGTTCGGGATTATTATTGAAAAAATTAAACATATTTTTCAAGTAAATTTCAATATCTACGTTTTTCATACTGTTAATCCATAGCCCACAAAATATCTCCTTCTTCTAATCTAGCCGCGAGTTTAGGCTCTATTGTCATGTTAGGATTACAGTTTCTAAAGACTAACGCCATTATTGGTAAATCAGCTAAAAAGTCAGGTGCCACAGTAATATTAGGACAATTAACAAATGTTAGAATTTGTAAGTTTTTTAACTAATTTAGCAAAACTTTCAGGAAATACAAGATTAATTGGTGTATTACTAGTATTAGTAAAATTAAATCTTGTTGTTGATTCAGGTATTAATTTTAAAACATCATCAAAACCATAAAGATCAATAAACTTAGCCATATTATTTTTAGGGTATTCCAATGAAAACCCACCAGTTATTTTATTACTGTTTTCATCAAGTTGGGAATAGAACTCGTTTTTTCTCTCTTCTTTTAATCCTTTTAACGCTTGAGTATTCAATAACTGAATATCTGCATCAGATAACTCTTTTAATGATTTAGTCTTAAGAGTATCCTTCTTTTTACTAATATAGTAAGATAATACCGATCCACCTGTTCTTGATATCATACCCGCGGTTAAATCTTGACCCAAAGCAATATACTTCTTCTGTAATTCATCAGGTAAATTACCAAATTGTTCATCACTTAATGTTGGTGAATTCACTTCCATCCAAATTTCAGCATCCTCATAACTACCCAACTCTTGAACTATGTCATCACCAGACACACTCTTACGTCTATATTTTCTTAAAATTTCTTGTTCCTCAGCCGTTAAAGGTTTTGGTCGGAATAAACCTTCAAGTCCATCTAATTTTGGAATTTTACTAACGATTTGAGACCAAGGTATGTTTTGGTGACCTGAATAAACACCATCATTTGTTCCATCAGCAAGTGCCATGTTTCCTCGAGGATCAACTAAAATAACAACTGCGTAGTTCGCATCAGAAAATGGTTTATCACCATCAATTACATAATAAATCGTTCTTTCGTAATCTAAACGATAATTGTAATATAAGTTAGAACCACCTTCTCTTGAGATACACCAAGATCTACCATTCTTCAATTTAATACAATCCGGTTTTCCTTTTGGAGCATAAATCTCTAAATTAGGGATGTCTGGTTGACCTTCAGCCGGAAATACCATATCAACATCAAATTTAGACTTTTGTCCTGTATTTACGGGTGCCTTTTTAGCCTCAATAGCATCCACTATACGTTCAATTTCTTGGAACGTTAGATTTTTGATTGGTTTTGTATCTGCCGGAATCTCAGCGTTATTATCGGCATAACTTGACGCATAAAATTCGATAATATCATCTGAGATATCAGGGAATTTCTTTTTCATCGCAGCAATTAATAATCTCAAATAATTAGCATTCAAAAATTCAACTATTTTCAAAAACGTGATCTTACTCAAATTCATTTTTTCTTTTGGAACTTCACCACTAATATCCATTAATTGTCTAATCGCTCTTTTAAGTGCAGCATTCTCAACCGGTGGATCCCCCGCCTTTGCGGAATTATCTTTAATTTGAGTGAATAAATCTTTAGAAGTTTTTTTAGATTCCTTACTTGATAAAATATCCGATAACTCAGCATAAGTTAGTTTGAATAAATCTCTTTTATCAACAGGTAATTGATTTTTATATTTTTCAAACTCCTCAATTTTAGCAATAATATCATCATCCTTAAGAGAACTATTTTCACCCTTATACTTATCTATTAATTGTTGGAGGACTTTTTGACTAACCTCCATAACTAATTTCTTATTTTTTCTTTTTGCGTCTTCAACGATAACCGATGATAAAAGATTAACTAATTTCATAGACATTAATTTTATACTATAAATATACTGAAAATTTGATTTTAATAGTTCATGATCAATAATTCTTCACCCTTGTTCTGTTCTTTACCCTTTTTAGCCGCCGCAGCCTTAACAAACTCTTTTCTCTCCCACTTATATTGGTCTTCAGGAAACCACTCTCTCAGTAAGTCAAAGTCATAATAAGATAAAGAAAACTTACCTTGGATGTTCTTCAAAACGTTTGCCAATCTTTCGTGATCATTACGATCAAAATCGTGATTTGAATAATAGTTCTCAGTTTTCCAATATGGTGGATCAACATAAAAATAAGTTTTTTCACTATCATATTTTTCAATAACAGATTGAAAATCCATATTCTCAAAATGACTAATCTTTAGGAAGTGTTCAACCCAATCAGGTTTACTCAACTTATCACGAAACGTCAAATACTTTGATTTGTATTTACCTTTCAAATCAATAAAAGAACTGGTCTCAGGTTTACTTCCGCTAAACACCTGTGTAAGAATATAAGCATACTTCGCCGCAACACTATAATCAGGCGATGTTACTTGAAAATCTTTTGAGAACAACTCACTTTGAAACTCATAAAATGCTAATTTATATCTAGGATCCGTGTTTTCCACACCGAACTCCTGACACGGAATGGAATTGATCTCCTCTAACATATGTTTCAATATCTTTAGGGTAGAACGGAACAATCCATTTACCAATCTTACTCTTACCTCCAATATAACTTAACATAAATTACTTTTTATTCAAATATAAGAATAAAAAACGACAAAAGCAACTTAATAAACAACTTTTTTTCCTTCCTTACGTGAATAAACTTTCTTGGACTTAACCACCTGTTGGCTAGTCTTACGACGAATGATTTGTTTAATATGTCTCAATGACAAATCCGGTAATTTATTTTCCATTGCTTTTTCCCTTTAATACGCAAAGATAAGGATATTCTCAGAATTTACAAAAAATTATATCTTAAAACATCATCATAATTAACAAATCTGTTTTCAATATCACTGTGAGATGGTGTTTGAGTAGTTAAGTTCTTAATACTCGAGTATGTATTTAATTCGTTTTGAAGTTTTGCTAAAATTAAATCAACATGATCTTTTTCATTGGTTATCTTATCATAAATGATACCAAAATTTTTAGTTGAGAATCCTATACAGTGTGTTGTAACGGTGCTATATGTTCTAATAACGTGACTATTTATTTTTTCAAATCGGTGTTCTGGTTTAGAAAAATGGTTACCCCCAAAATAAATCAAATCATAATCTGAAGGTATTTCTCTTAAATAGATTTCAACTTCCTCCTGAAAGTTGTCATTAAACTCACAATCATCTTCAATTAACAAAAAATTATTACATCCACTGTTTTTAATAATATTAAATATTTTTATATATGTTTGTCTTAATCCTTCCCAACCTGTTTGACCTATACTATATCCATCAACCGCGGTAAATATTTCATATTTTGATAGATTAATTCTATCTAAATTACTAATAACTTTTTCTAATCTATCTGGTCTTCTTTCAAGATTGATTATAAAAATTTTATCAAAAAAACTATCAATCATTTGTAACAATTTTTATACGGACGACAACTTGCCTTCTGACTAAAACCCATCTTATTACAAGGTGTGCTCTTACAATAAGATTTACTCATCTTACGAGGTTTTTTAAATTCTTTTTCCTCTATATATTTTTTCAGAACTTCTTTTATAATTTCTTTCATACTAATAAATATTAATATGGAAACGAAAAAAACTTGTACCACTTGTAAGCAAAAAGGCGGATACACAAAACAAAACAAAATATTCCTATGGTCAGGATTTTTTATGTTGTTAATCTTAGGTTACGGTCTTTACTCATTGGTAACTGATATCATATCTCTCTTTTGAATTTAACAACACATTCAACATAAAGATCACCTAATCCAGGTGATTTAAAACCTTTATGTTTAACCCTTAAAGGTTTCGTAGTATCAAACGTATCAGGCATCGTAATTGATAATTCACCATCAGGATGTGGTATTGTAAATTTATCTTGAGTTAATGATTCTAAATCAAATTCTTTTCTAAACACTAAATCAATATCACTCTTTGAAAATCCATCCTGATCCAAAATTTCAACTTTAAGTAATAAGTTACCATATATTCCATTTGAAAAATCACCCAATCCCGTCATTCTAATAAATTGACCCGAATCAATTCCAACTGGAATTTCAAACTTAACTACTTTTATTTCTTGTTTAACAGCTCTACCCGAACAAGATGAACATGGTTTGATAATAATTCTTCCTCTACCTCCACAAGAAGGACAAGTTTGTCTTATTGTTTGTTGAAAGAATCCACCACCAATTGTTTGTACGAAAAATCCTTGCCCTTGACAGGTTCCACACGTTTCAGTGTCACCACCGGTTGAATTACAAGATGAACATTCAATATTACGTTGGTATTTAACTTCAATAGTCTTTCCCTTATAAGAGTCAATTACCCCAATACCGACATCGATTACTTTGTCAGGTACTTGAGGTTGTTTTGGACCTCTATTAAACATTTGATCAAAGAAATCATCAAATCCTCCAAACCCATTAAAACCACCATTCTTCTCCATTTCCCATTTCTGTTTTTTCTGAGGATCGGTCAATACATCATATGCTTCAGCAATCTCTTTAAATTGATCGGCACCGTCAGGATTAATGTCTGGATGATATTTTTTTGATAAATTTCTATACGCTTTCTTTATATCTTCTTCAGATGCGTTATTATTTATTCCAAGTATGTTATAATAATCTTTCATGAACTATCACGTTGTTTTATTCAAAAATAAAAAAAGAAAAAAAATTCTCAAGTCGTTTGTGACAACAAAGCGCGCAAATGAGTTTTTTAATAGATTGATTGAAGAATCTGATTCTGTCATATTTGATATGCAAACTGAAAATGGTAAGTCTTGTAAATTTGAAATAGGTATTATTCAAAAGGGTAAATTTTTATTTGATAATTACACAACAGATGAACTAGGTAGAAATATAAAAATAGAATTAGAAAATCAAGATTTTACTTTATTAAAAATTAAACCATATAAGGTTGAAGAAGGTCTTTTTGATCCTAAAACAAAAAATAGGATCTCGGTTCCTTATTTTCTAAAAACTTATTTATCTAAAGATGGTTTGAAAATGATATCCAAAGTAAATAATAGAATTGTATATCAAAAAGATGATGAGATTAAACTTTTTTCATTAAAAAGTGAATCTGACGCAGATAGATTTATTGAATCCCTTCAATTAAGGTTTTCGGTTCAAAAAAGAAGTGATGTTCTTTTTGTTAAAGACGTATCAACCGCTCAAAGACAATATTTATATAATTTGTTGGAGGAAGCAGGATTTGACAGACAATATCTATACCGGAAATTTACAACTCATCCAGCAAGTAAATAAACTCAGTTCCTGACACATCAATTTTAAAACTCTTAGCATCTTTATTCAATTCCTTGAACTTAGTACCCATCGTATGAAATTCCATTTCGGGTAATTCAAATATTACTGTAGTTTTTCCTAAATATAATCCTTGTGCAAGTTCAGCAATCTGCGCTAGTGTGGTTAAATATTTATCACTCTCTTCAATCTCTGCCATAATGTTAGTTTTTCAGGTTTTGGTATCAATTCATCTTTAGTAATACCCTTTAAACTTCTTATTAATTTTTGTTTTTCATTGTCTAAATCTCTATGAAAAATTTTAAGGTCACTCTCTAACCCATCTAATTCTTCCTCAATTTCACTTTTCGGTTTCATCCTCAGTAACTGTTTCAAGTTTTAATTCTTTCTCAACATCCATCTTCAATTTCATGAGATCATCCAAAGAACTTTTTTCAAAAATCTTCTTTAATTCTTTTACTTTATCATTAAATAGTTTCTCTTTAGCTTCTTTATCCAAATTGTATTTAATGATCCTTTTAATCCCATCAATGGTTTTTGTAAGATTCTCTTCATTTGGCTCACAAACAAATGATACAATGATCTTATCATCAACCTCATTCTGAGTATATTGCAATTCTTTTAATAAGGTCTCGGTAAATACCCAATTCTCGGGAAAGGTCAAATCAAAAGATATGTATGTTTTAATCTTACGAACACTATGTAAGTAAGGGAAAATTAATTTTATAATTTCAATGAATTTCATAGCTTTATTAAATAAGTTATTATGTATGATAAGCAAATACCATTAAGTAATAGTTCCCTCTTACTTAACTCCATTTTAATTGGATTAATACTTAATTTTTTGTGATCCAAAATTTCACCACGTAGGGTCTGCAAAAGACTTTTCATGTCTTGACATGTTTTTCTAGCTCTTGTTCCTGCGCTTTTGTTTCCACCGAAAAATTTACCGGTGTCGGTTGATAGAGTCTCCATCAACGCTTTTAATTGTTCTAATGTTTCCATACATTTAATTTTAATACAAAAAATTTAAGTTTTCAATAGGTATTGTAAATACTATTGTTTATTAATTAAAAGATTTTTATCTATGCTCTTATATAATTCGGTCAGCATATCCAAATCAGACTTGGTAAATGGTTTCCTGTCGTCAAATAATTGGATAAAAAACTTTCTCAGCCCATCCACAACTTTTTGGTTTTTCTGTTTATAAAAAATCTCCGTAAAGAAATTTTTGAGAAACACTTTATGCTCCCCATCTTCACTTATGTGAATATTTTCTTTTTCAAAGTTTTCCAAGATTTTTTTCCAACACCAATCAAAATGATTACTCTGCTCCTCGTTTGTTAATAATACCTTTGTTTCGTTGTTTTTATCCCTCTCACCCCCTAAATAAGTAGTTTCAATAATATCTGTTAAGCCAACACATAAATCACAAAATAACTCTCTCTTCTCAGAAATCATATTATTGATCCTGAACCATGTATCCACATCATCATTATTTAATGGTGTTGCCACCCAAGAAAAAAAATTCCCCATATCCATATATGGGGAATAATAATAATAATATTAAATTTTTGTATATTATTGTGTTTTTTGATTGTATGATATTAATTTAGACATTTTACTTAACTCTTCATTAATAACCATATTTTTCTTTTCTTCACTCTCTTTAACATTCAAATCTTTGAACATATTGTTAAGTTTCTTCGCCCCCTTAGATTCACCCGCATTATCTACCGGTTGTGTATATCTATTATATGATCTATTTTTCTCAACACCGTAAAGGTTTTTCTTTCTCTTAGCATTAATCTTTTTACCAAATCCTGTATCAACAGCATTAGCATATTTAGCCGAATTACCAGTTTTTGATGAACCTTCAAGATTTGCTGCTAACCAATCATCGTTAGGTTGGATTTCATCATACTGTAGGTTTTCCATACCGGGAGAATATGCAAAGTTCTCAATGTATTCTTCAACCGCACCCGATGGTGTATATGCTT